GTTCGGCTATGTGGAACCCGTCATCTGGAACAGGCTCACCGGACGAGTGGTCGGCGGTCACCAACGCCTGAAGGTTCTGATGGACATGGGCATGAGTGAAGTGGACTGCGTTGTGGTAGAGCTGCCAGAGGAAAAGGAAAAGGCACTCAACATCGCCCTGAACAAGATCTCCGGCGAGTGGGATAAGGACAAGCTGGCTCTGCTGATCACTGACCTGCAGGGTGCGGACTTCGATGTATCTCTGACCGGCTTTGACCCTGCAGAGATCGATGACCTGTTCAAAGACAGTCTGAAGGACGGTATCCAGGATGACGGCTTCGATGTAGAAACCGAGCTGAAGCAGCCCACTATCACCAAGCCCGGCGATATCTGGACTCTTGGTCGCCACCGCCTCATCTGCGGCGACAGCACCAAAGCAGATACCTTCGACCTGCTGATGGGCAAGACCAAAGCCAACCTTGTCATCACCGACCCTCCCTACAACGTAAACTACGAGGGTTCCGCTGGCAAGATTAAGAACGACAACATGGCCGATGAGGCCTTCTATAACTTCCTTCTGGCTGCGTTCCAGAACACAGAAGCCGCGATGGCAAGTGATGCCTCCATCTATGTGTTCCATGCTGATACCGAAGGGCTGAACTTCCGCAGGGCGTTTGCCGATGCGGGTTTTTATTTGTCCGGGTGCTGTATCTGGAAGAAGCAGTCCCTGGTGCTGGGGCGCTCTCCTTATCAGTGGCAGCACGAACCTGTGCTGTACGGCTGGAAGAAGAAGGGCAAGCACCAGTGGTACACCGGCAGAAAGGAATCCACCATCTGGGAATTCGACAAGCCCAAGAAGAACGGCGATCATCCTACCATGAAGCCCATCCCTCTGCTGGCTTATCCCATCATGAATTCCTCCATGACCAACAGCGTGGTGCTGGACCCCTTCGGCGGCTCCGGTTCCACGCTGATTGCCTGTGAGCAGACCGACCGTATCTGTTACACAGTGGAGCTTGACGAAAAGTTCTGCGATGTCATCGTGAAGCGGTACATCGAACAGGTCGGCACTTCTGACGGTGTATCTGTACAGAGAGATGGGCTGACCTATCGATACTCCGAAGTGGAGGTACAATATGAATAATTTGACCCTGGGCAGTCTGTTTGACGGCTCCGGTGGTTTTCCGTTGGGCGGCTTGATTTCCGGTATCACACCTGTGTGGGCATCGGAGATCGAGCCGTTTCCCATTCGGGTCACCACCAAGCGGCTGCCCTTTATGAAACACTACGGCGACATCTCCCAGATGGATGGCGGGAAGATCGAACCTGTGGACATTATCTGCTTCGGATCACCCTGCACGGATATGTCCATTGCCGGACGCAGGGCCGGTCTGGAGGGCAAGCAGTCCGTCCTCTTCTATGAAGCCATCCGTATCATCAAAGAAATGAGGTGTGCAACCAATGGAAAATATCCCCGCTGGATCTGTTGGGAAAACGTCCCCGGCGCTTTCTCCTCAAACGGAGGCCAAGACTTCAAAGCAGTCCTCGACGCGATCCTCAGCATCGTCGAAGAAGATGCCCAGGTTCCTTTCCCTGACAAAGGATGGCCCCAATCGGATCTCTACATGGGTGAGCAATGGAGCATTGCGTACAGAGTACTCGATGCTCAATACTGGGGTGTCCCCCAGCGCAGAAAACGCATCTACCTTGTCGGAGATCTTGCAGGCCAATGTGCCGGAGAAGTACTATTTAAGTCCGAAGGCCTGTCAGGGTATTCTGCGGAGGGCTTCCGAGCGTGGCAAAGAGCTACCGGAGGTTCTGAAAAAGGCGCTGGAGCGTCAGGCCTCTGCGTAGACAGCTACAACAGTACCGTTGCCCCTGTGGCGGCAACGCTGGGTGTGAACTGCGGAATGTCTACCGGAAGAAACGGTGTGGTTCTGAATGACCAGGGCGGCAGCCGCATGGATATTACGCAGGATGTCACCTGCACCCTTCGTGCAGAAGCACATCATCCTCCTGTTGTAATGGACGAGCCGCCTATCTCTCTGGAAAACCATCCGACTGATGGTCGCGTAAGAATATCTGATGCGACCACAGTTCAGACACTGACTTCCCGTATGGGGACAGGCGGTAATAATGTTCCTCTGGTCATGAAAGCCTATGGAATCAGTTCCAAAGAGAGCAACGGCATGAAGTCCGACAATCCCCATGTGGGCTTCTACGAAGCGGATACAGCAAAGACCCTGGACGGCAACGGTGGTAATCCCGGATGTAACCAGGGCGGTATTGCTGTAGTCGAGAGTTATGCCATCCAAGGCTCCATGATCGGGCGCAGCATCCAGAATGGTCCCCAGGGTGACGGCATCAACGAAGATGTCAGCTTCACCCTCAATACTGTTGACCGCCATGCTGTTTACAGTATGACGACCGGCAGCTTCATGCAGTTCTCTGAGGAGATGGCCCCCACCGTTCTGGCAAGGGACTACAAGGACCCCACCGCCGTATGCTATGGGATCGGCAGAGACACCTTCAACCAGGGTAAGAATGCCAAATTCGCCCCCACTTTTGTAGAGGAACTCCAACCCACACTGGTGGCGAAGGGCCCCGGGGCTATTCAAAGCGGATACACTGTCCGCCGACTGACCCCCACCGAATGCGCCAGACTCCAAGGTTTTCCTGACTGGTGGTGTGATTGCCTGGGTACGGAAGAACCGACGGAAGCGGACATTGCATTCTGGACGGAGGTCTGGGAGACACACCGCCGTATCGTCAGCCCCAATACCAAACCCAAGAGCCGAAATCAGATCATCAAGTGGCTGCGTGACCCCCATTCAGATGCAGCAGAGTATAAGATGTGGGGCAACGGAGTGGCGCTTCCTTGCGTATGCTTCGTGCTTGCCGGCATCGTGTACTGTACACAATAAGCAGCTGTGGAATTCTACATTGTCTGGTCGATAAACAACTTGCTATTCCGGCCAGTCAGAGCGAATATGTGACTAACCAAAAACAAGGAGGAAATAGACCATGACATTTGAATTCCACTGCACCGGAGCAGACCGCAAGAAGCTGGTCACCACGACCGCTGTCCTCACAGAAACTGCCGCCAAGTACCTGGGCTCACCCACCTTTGCTTACCAGGTAGGCCCCTACCACATCGACATGAACGGCACCATGACGGTAGCCGAAGGCACTGCCGCCAGCGATGTTGATTATCTGATCGAACGGCTTTACGAGGAGGGATTCACCGCCGAAACCTCTGTGGAAGAAACTCATATCTGCATTTCCATGCCCAGCAGCCTTTTCACCGACACCGCCCTTGAGAACCTGGATGCCATCATCGCAGCCAAGGGCGAGCTGATCAAGAAGGCGCTGGGCATTACTGCGCTCCCGATCTTCCGTGAGGACGGGAAGGTTTGCTTCCCCTGGTTTCCCGGCGACGCGTCTCCCGAGGAAATCAAGGCCTACGACAATTTCATCTGCAAGCTCTGCGAAATGGCCCGCACCCAGAAGCGCATCACCGCCAAGGAGAAGGAAGTGGACAATGAGAAGTACGCCTTCCGCTGTTTTCTCCTGCGTCTGGGCTTCATTGGGGCTGAGTTCAAGACCGACCGCAAGATCCTGCTCCGCAACCTGTCCGGCAGCTCCGCCTTCAAAAGCGGTCAGCAAAAGGAGGTGCAGGCATGAACCGGATGATTTCCAAGGAAGCCTTACAAGCCCTCCGTGAGCGTTATCCCAAGGGCACCCGTGTGGAGCTGGTTCACATGGATGACCCCTACAACCGGAAGCTGGTACCCGGCTGCAAGGGCACGGTCATTTCGGTGGATTCCATCGGCACCATCCACGTTGCCTGGGACTGCGGTTCCAGCTTGGGCGTTGCTTATGGCGAGGATGCTTGCCGAAAAATTACTGAGACCGAGTAGTAAAAAAACGGATAAATCCACGCTAAAATACACGGTTTTAACCCCAAAACATTGTGTAGTTTATGCCTCAGATATAACTTGCTATATCGGCGAAGTAGAGCGAATATGTGTACACCGAAAGGGACAACAAACAAAACGGAGGTACACACCATGAACGCAAAGGTAGCCAGACAGATTGAGGAAATGAAGAAGCAGACCATCGGAGTCGAGGTCGAGATGAACAGCATTACCAGACGGAAGGCCGCAAAGCTGGCAGCCGAATTCTTCGGAACCAACCGCTTCCAGGACACCGCCTACCGCAACGGCTACTGCACCTGGAGTGCATGGGATGCCCAGGGTCGGGAATGGAAATTCCAGAGAGACAGCAGCATCCACGGCCCCGACAGCGAGAAGTGCGAGATGGTCACCCCGATCCTTACCTACGCCGACATGGAAACCCTGCAGGAGCTGATTCGCAAGCTCCGCAAGGCAGGAGCCAAGAGCGACCCCACCAGAGGCTGCGGTGTTCACATCCACATCGGAGCCAAGGGTCACACCCCTCAGACCCTCCGCAACCTGGCGAACATCATGGCAAGCCACGAACAGCTCCTCGCCGATGCCCTCGCAATCGACCACGGTCGGATGCGTTCCTACTGCCGGATGGTCAACCCCACCTTCCTAAACGAGGTCAACCGCAAGAAGCCCACCACCATGGCAAAGCTGGCGGACATTTGGTACACCAGCAACGGCGCTTCCTACGGCAGAGACCAGCACTACAACGACAGCCGCTACCATATGCTCAACCTCCACGCCACCTTCACCAAGGGAACGGTCGAGTTCCGCCTCTTCCAGTTCGATGCCCCTGCCAACGGAAAGCAGAACGGCCTCCACGCCGGACAGCTCAAGAGCTACATTCAGCTATGCCTGGCACTGAGCCAGATGGCAAAAGAAGTCCGCACCGCCAGCCCCAAGCCCCAGCAGACCGAGAACCCCAAGTACGCAATGCGCACCTGGCTCCTCCGCCTGGGCTTCATCGGCGACGAGTTCAAGACCGCCAGAGAGCTTCTCACCAAGCGGCTGGACGGCGACGCAGCCTTCAGAAGCGGTCGAGCCGCTTGAAGGACATAGCCACAGGCCCACTTGCCCGCTTCGGCGGGCTTAAGGTGGTAGAAGCACCTTTGCTTACAATCAATAGGAGGACTTGAACACATGGAAAAACGATACTACATTGCCTACGGAAGCAACCTGAATGTCCGGCAGATGCTGATGCGCTGCCCAGATGCGAGAATGATCGGCACCGCCACCATCCCCAACTACAGACTCATGTTCAAAGGCAGCAAGACCGGGTCTTACCTGACCATTGAACCCGAGAACGGCATGGAGGTTCCGGTGGGCGTGTGGGCCGTCAGTGCCGCCGACGAGCTGGCTTTGGATCGCTACGAGGGTTACCCCAACTTCTACTACAAAAAGGAGCTGGAACTGCCCATCACGGGAATCCGCTCCGGCAAGGTTCGCAACCGGAAGGTGTTCGTCTACATCATGCACGAGGATCGTCCGCTGGGGACTCCTACAAACTTCTACATGAGAACCTGCATGGAAGGCTACTACAATTTCGGATTCGATTACGAGTACCTGTTGCAGGCCTACGAATACAGCAAGGAGGGTGTACGAGTATGAAGGAGCAAGAACGGCATCAGGCGGTTTGTCCCAAATGCGGTACGGTCTACCATGACCGCCCCGCAATTTCCAGAGAGGACAACACCACGCTCATCTGTCCCGACTGCGGGACCCGAGAAGCTCTGATGACTCTGGGCATTGACCCGGAGGAGCAGGAGCAGATCATCCAGGCGATCCACCGGTGCAGGACGGGGGTGTGAGTATGTACCGCAAGTTCATTCAGGATCTGTACGACGGGAACATCGCCCCTTGTGAGCATCCGGTTTCAAAAGACTCTGAGCGCCACCGGATGACTGGGCAGGCTGCTGATAAAGCCAAGATGCTTCGCAGTGGCCTTGCACCAGAGCAGCAGAAACTGCTGGACGAGCTTCTGTCCGACCGTGGGTATCTGGATGCTCTCATTGAGCAGGACGGTTTCGTCATGGGCTTCCGGCTTGGTGCCCAGTTGATGATGGCGATTCTGGCGGACAATTCGGACAGTACATAGTACACATCCTGCCCGGTTTTCTTACGTAATCATTGTGTAGTTTATGCTCACATATAACTTGCTATTTTAGGCATTCAGAGCGAATATGTGTACACCGAAAGGGAAAACACACATTTTGGAGGACAACACAATGACAAAGAGAGAAATAAAGAAGCTGGAGAAGGAACTTTACAAGATCGCTGCCGCTTACATGGTTGCAGTTGACTCCCGAGGAAGCCTTGACGAGAAAGGCTGCGACAGCGAGGACTTCATTGAAGTTCCTGTTTGGGGAATCATGGGAGCCATGAAAAAGGCCTATGAACTGGGCAAGGCTCAGGCTTAAGGAGGGTGCGAACATGGAATTCACCACAATGGAACACCTTCAGATGCGAGTCTCCGCCAGCTACGGTGCGGTACTGAAATTCAGTGACAAGGTATTCGTTACCGACTGCCATTGGCGTGGCGGTTTCACCGCAGCCATTTATGAGTTCATTGAGACCCCTGAAGAGACCGGTTTGGGCGATATCGAATGCCGACTCAACCTGGTAGCAGAGGCCACAGAACGTTTCGTTGATAATGGCCACGCAATCGCCTGGTGCATGGCCCAGAAATAAGGAGGAAACATCATGGCAAAGACTGGACTGGAAATCATCAAGGCCCCCGATACCCCCGCCGGAGAGATCGCTGCGATCATCGGCAAGGGCCACCCGCCCTTTGAGGATGGCGGACAGGTCGCCTGTGACCTTGTCACCTGCGAACAGTGCTGGCTGGCTTGGCTGACCACGGGTAAGCCGCCTATCCCCAAGAAGTAACCTCAACCGCAATAGCCCTGGGACGGAGCCGTGAGGCTCTGTTCCTCGTATACCAAAAGTCGCACCGATCCCGGTGGCGGCTATTTTTTATGCCCTTTTGAGGAGGTGACTGCATATCAGAAAACTGAAAAAGTACAAACCAACCCGATTCATGGCGAAGGGCTCCTACTACGACAAGGACGCTGCGGATTATGCGGTCAGCTTTATCGAAGCGCTATGCCACACCAAAGGCACCTGGGCCAGAAAGCCCTTTGAACTGATCGATTGGCAGGAACAGATCATCCGTGATGTGTTCGGCACACTAAAGCCCAACGGCTACCGCCAGTTCAATACCGCATACATCGAGATCCCCAAGAAACAGGGCAAGTCCGAACTGGCTGCCGCTGTTGCTTTGCTTCTGACCTGCGGTGACGGTGAGGAACGTGCAGAGGTATATGGCTGCGCCGCCGACCGCCAGCAGGCCTCCATCGTTTTCAACGTGGCGGCTGACATGGTGCGTATGTGTCCGGCGCTGAGTAAGCGCGTGAAGATATTGGATTCCCAGAAGCGGCTGATCTACCAGCCAACGGGAAGTATCTACCAGGTGCTTTCCGCAGATGTCGGCAACAAGCACGGCTTCAACACCCACGGCGTTGTGTTCGACGAGCTACACACCCAGCCCAACCGAAAGCTCTTTGATGTTATGACCAAGGGTTCCGGCGATGCCCGTATGCAACCGCTGTACTTCCTGATCACCACAGCTGGCAACGACACCAAGTCCATCTGCTATGAGGTACACCAAAAGGCAAAAGACATCATCGAGGGCAGAAAGATCGATTACACATTCTATCCCGTCATTTACGGTGCGGATGACGGTGACGATTGGACGGACCCCAAGACCTGGAAGAAAGCCAATCCCTCCCTGGGAATCACCGTCGCCATTGAGAAGGTCAGAGATGCCTGCGAGTCTGCTAAGCAGAACCCCGGTGAGGAGAATGCGTTCCGACAGCTTCGTTTGAACCAGTGGGTCAAACAGGCTGTCCGCTGGATGCCTATGGAGAAATGGGATCGTTGTGCCTTTGTCGCTTCCGAAGACGAACTGGAAGGGCGCGTTTGCTATGGAGGTCTGGACTTGTCCTCCACAACGGACATCACGGCATTTGTGCTGGTGTTCCCACCGGAGGATGAGGACGACAAGTATGTGATCCTGCCGTACTTCTGGATTCCAGAGGACAACATGGAACTTCGTGTCCGGCGCGACCATGTGCCCTATGATATTTGGGAGCGCCAAGGTCACCTTCTGACCACAGAAGGCAATGTCGTTCACTACGGTTACATCGAAAAGTTCATCGAGCGACTGGGCGAACGTTTCAATATCCGGGAGATCGCCTTTGACCGTTGGGGCGCTGTACAGATGGTGCAGAACCTGGAAGGCATGGGCTTTACCGTAGTACCCTTCGGTCAGGGCTTTAAGGATATGTCTCCGCCCACCAAGGAGCTGATGAAACTGGTGCTGGAGGAAAAGATCGCCCACGGCGGTCATCCGGTACTGCGGTGGATGATGGACAACATCTTCATCCGCTCCGACCCAGCTGGCAACATCAAGCCGGACAAAGAAAAATCCACAGAGAAAATCGACGGTGCCGTGGCAACCATCATGGCACTTGACCGTGCGATCCGCTGTGGCAACGATACCAGCGCTTCGGTCTACGATGACCGGGGCATTTTGTTTATCTGAGCCTCTTTGTGCAACCGCCTATGATTTTGCAAAATCATAATCCGGCTGCATGATTTTCTGCTATACTGATGCTATCAACAGAAATACACAGGAGGTTCGCATATATGCAGCGTGAGTCCGACTACAAGGCATTCCTCATGCAGGAGAAAACCATTACCAGCAAGAAAGCTGTAGACTCAAGAATGGCAAGGGCCAGAAAGGCTGAAAGCATTCTGGGTCAGCAGCTGGACATCATCGTCGCGGATGATGATCTGATGTATGATTCCCTTGTCCAATTGAAGCCCCACGAAGACCTGGCACATACCCCCATGCAAAATGCCCTGCGGAAGTATTATAAGTTCTTCAACGGGAAGGAATTCCCACAGCTTCGTTACTATAAGAGATAACCCAATACTTGAGAGCGTCTATCGGAAACGGTAGGCGCTTTTCTTATGCCCAAATGAAGGAGGTTTGAATGCACAAACCCACACTACACGTGGTGTCGTTGTCCGGGGGTAAAGATTCCACCGCCATGCTTCTGCGAATGCTTGAAGAAGGCTGGCCTGTGGACTTGATCCTGTTCTGTGATACCGGAATTGAATTCGAAGCCATGTACCGCCATATCGACAAATTGGAGCAGTACATTGGCAGACCTATCACACGGCTCAAAGCGGAACAAAGCTTTGAGTATCTGTTTCTGGAGCATATGCCAAAACGCCGTAATCCCGAACTGGCTGACAGAAAGGGATTTAGCTGGGCCGGTCCCCGAAACCGATGGTGTACAGCTACACTTAAGACCCGCGTCATTGATCGCTTCCTGAAGGATCTGGCGAAAGACCATGAGCTGGTTCAGTACATCGGCATCGCTGCTGACGAACCGAAACGAGTCAGGGAGATGCGCTATCCTCTGGTGGAATGGGGCATGACGGAAGCCGACTGCCTTGCTTACTGCCGGGAACGCGGCTTTGACTGGGACGGTCTGTATGACATTTTCCACCGTGTGTCCTGTTGGTGCTGTCCGCTGCAATCCTACGATGAACTGAGAAAGCTTCGTAAGCACTTCCCTGAAAAGTGGGAACAGCTCAGAGTCTGGGACAAACAGACCTGGCGCACATTCGTAAAACACTATTCTGTAGAACAACTGGAAAGACGCTTTGCATTTGAGGACGACCGCCTTGCACAAGGGCTGCCCATCAAAGGCAAGGCGTTTTTTGATGCCCTCAAAGAACACATGAAGGAGAGTGAACCCTAATGGCCATTCTGTCTGGTTTGTTCCGTTCCAGAGACAAGCCCCAAAACCGTACCGTCGGCAGCAGCTACAGCTTTTTCCTGGGCAACAGCGCCTCCGGCAAGCCGGTCACGGAACGCTCCGCCATGCAGATGACGGCAGTGTATTCCTGTGTCCGAATCCTTGCGGAGGCCGTTGCCGGTCTGCCTGTCCACCTTTACCGATACACCGAGGACGGCGGCAAAGAGAAGGCTTTGGATCATCCGCTGTATCGTCTGCTCCATGATGAGCCGAACCCGGAAATGAGTTCTTTCGTGTTCCGGGAGACACTCATGACCCATCTGCTTCTCTGGGGCAATGCCTATGCCCAGGTTATCCGAAACGGCAAAGGCGAAGTGGTGGCACTGTACCCGCTGATGCCCAACAAAATGACCGTGGACAGAGATGAAAACGGTCAGCTGTACTACACCTACCGCCGCTCCAAGGAGGAAGCCCCCACCATGGAAGGTTCCTCGGTGACCCTGAAACCCTCCGATGTGCTGCACATTCCCGGTCTGGGCTTTGACGGTCTGGTGGGCTACAGCCCCATTGCCATGGCAAAGAACTCCATCGGCATGGCCATTGCCTGCGAGGAGTACGGCGCTAAGTTCTTCGCCAACGGCGCTACACCCGGCGGCATCCTGGAACACCCCGGCACGGTCAAAGACCCTCAGAGGGTGCGTGACAGCTGGAACTCTGCCTTCGGCGGCAGCTCCAACGCCAATAAGGTGGCGGTGCTGGAAGAGGGCATGAAATACACGCCCATCTCCATTTCCCCGGAGCAGGCGCAGTTCCTGGAAACCCGAAAATTCCAAATCAATGAAATCGCTCGAATTTTCCGAGTGCCGCCCCATATGGTCGGCGATCTGGAAAAGTCGAGCTTTTCCAATATTGAGCAGCAGTCCCTTGAGTTTGTGAAATACACCCTGGACCCCTGGGTGGTGCGTTGGGAGCAGTCCATTCAGCGTGCCCTTCTGACCCAGGAGGAAAAGCAGAAGTATTTTGTCAAGTTCAATCTGGAAGGTCTGCTCCGTGGCGATTACCAGAGCCGCATGAACGGCTACGCCATCGGTCGCCAGAACGGCTGGATGTCCGCTAACGACATCCGAGAGCTGGAAAACCTCGACCGCATCCCTGCGGAAGACGGCGGCGACCTGTACCTCATTAATGGCAATATGCTCCCCCTGAAAAATGCGGGTGCTTATGCAAACCTCACTACCGAAGGAAAGGAGAACAAAACCGATGAAGAACAAGAAGTTCTGGCAGTGGAAGAACGAGGCCGCAAGCGAAAGCGGTGAGGCCGTGCGTGTTCTGGAGCTGAACGGCACCATTGCCGAAGATAGTTGGTTTGACGATGACATCACCCCCAAGATGTTCCGGGACGAGCTGTTCGCAGACACCGGTGATGTGGTCATCTGGATCAACAGCCCCGGCGGCGACTGCATCGCTGCAAGCCAAATCTACACCATGCTCATGGACTACACAGGCAATGTCACCGTCAAGATCGACGGCATCGCCGCATCCGCTGCATCCGTGATCGCCATGGCAGGCACCAAGGTTCTCATGGCTCCCACCGCACTGATGATGATCCACAACCCCGCCACCTTTGCATTCGGTGACCACGAAGATATGCGTCGTGCCATTGAGATGCTGGACGAGGTCAAGGAGTCCATCATCAATGCCTACGAGATCAAGACCGGCCTGTCCCGTGCCAAGCTCAGCCACCTCATGGAAAACGAGACCTGGATGAACGCCAACAAGGCTGTGGAGCTGGGCTTCGCAGACGGCATTCTGGAGGATGCCAAGCGTATGCCCGCTGCTGATTCCTATGCCTTCTCCGGCAAGACCGTGGAGGCTGCCATCATCAACAAAGCCCGTGCCAAGGCCAAGCCCGCCGCGCAGGCAAAGCCCACCGGTCGTTCCGTGGACGAACTCATGGAGCGACTCAATCTGCTGAAATATTAACTTTTGGAGGTAACTACTATGACTATCAACGAACTGCGCATTAAGCGCGCCAAGGCCTGGGAGGCCACCAAGGCATTCCTGGATTCCCACCGCAACTCCGATGGCGTTCTGTCCGCAGAGGACGATGCCACCTACACCCGCATGGAGCAGGAAGTCACCGACCTGGGCAAGGAGATCGCCCGTCTGGAGCGCCAGGAGGCCGTCGACCGTGAGATGAACGCTCCCACCAGCCAGCCTCTGACCCAGAAGCCCGGCAACACCAAGACCGAGGAAAAGACCGGTCGTGCCACCGATGCCTACAAGGCTGCGTTCTGGAACGCTACCCGCGCGCGTGACGGCATTACCTATGAGGTGCGTAACGCTCTGCAGGTCGGTGCCGACTCCGAGGGTGGCTATCTGTGTCCCGATACCTTTGCGGACGAGCTGGTCAAGGGTCTGACCGCCCAGACCGTTGTCCGTTCCCTGGCAAAGGTCATCAACACCTCTTCCGGCCAGCACAAGATCCCTGTTGTCGCTTCTCGCGGTACTGCGTCCTGGATTGAAGAGGAAGGTCCCATCCCCGAGGGCGACGACATCTTCGGTCAGCAGCACATCGGTGCCCACAAGGTTGGTACTCTGATCAAGGTGTCCGAGGAACTGCTGCATGACTCCGCGTTCGACCTGGAGCAGTACTTCATCGATGAGTTCGCACGTCGTATCGGTAACAAGGAGGAAGATGCCTTCCTGAACGGTGACGGTGCAGGCAAGCCCACCGGCATCCTGAACGATGCCGAGGTCGGTGTCACCGCAGCTTCCGCAACCGCCATCACCGCAGATGAGCTGGTTGACCTGTTCTACTCCCTGGATGCGCCTTACCGCACCAACGCTGTGTGGCTGGTCAACGACTCCACCATGCGTTCTATCCGTAAGCTGAAGGATGCCAACGGTCAGTACCTGTGGCAGAAGGCTCTGCACGAGGGTGACCACGAGACCCTGCTGGGCAAGCCCATCTTCCATTCTCCCTTTGCTCCCGAGCTGGGTGCCGGTAAGAAGGCTGTGGCGTTCGGCGACTTCTCCTTCTACTGGATCGGTGACCGCACTGGCATTACCTTCCGTCGCCTGAACGAGCGTTACGCCGACACCGGTCAGGTTGGCTTCCTGGCTACCAAGCGTGTCGACGGCAAGCTGATTCTGCCCGAGGCCGTTAAGGTCCTGCAGATGAAGGCTGCGTAAGTGAAACGCCATGAGCTATAACACCAAGAACTACACCGAGCAGGGTGGCGACACCACTGTGATCGGCGGCACGCTGGAAATCAAGGAGGGAGCCCAGGTCAAAGGGCTCCCCGCAAGCTATATTCTCGTCGACTGTGGTGGCGTTCTGCTGGAGGAAATGCTGGCGGGGCCTGTGGATATTACCAAGGCGATCTCCGTCAAGGAGTTCCAGAATATCTGCAAAACGCCTTTGCCCAAAGTGGTCACCGGTTTGCACCAGGGCAACAAGGACCACCACTTTCATATGCAGTGCGTCTGTAACAGCGAAAGCGACATGGTCGGCGCTGCCTGGCTGGTCAACGGCTCCACAGCTGCCATGACCACGCTCTTCTCGGCGTACATCTACGTGGAGAACAAGCGCGTCTTCATCAGAGCGCACATGAAAGAACTGACCTGATCCTTAATGGCAGCATCGTTTTGAGCGGTGCTGCCGTTTCCTTTTGGAGGTGAATCAAGATGCTCACATTGGAAGAAGCCAAGAACTATCTGAGAGTCGACTTCCCGGATGACGACGACCTCATTACCGGGCTGATCGCCACCGCTCAGACCCTATGCATGGACATCGCACGGATGGAGGACGCTGACGAATTCTCCGCCAGCGGCGAGAACTCCCGCACCGCTGTGCTGTATGCCGTTGCCTATCTGTATGAGCATCGGGAGGAAGCCGACCACCATGCTCTGACACTAACCATCCGGGCACTGCTGTCCGGTATGCGGAAGGAGGCCTTCTGATATGGATATTGCACTTCTGAACACACGCATTGCCATCCAGAAGGCTTCCGTCACCGCAGATAAAATCGGTAATCGAAAGAACGGCTGGACGGACTATTACAGTTGTGCTGCCACCGTTAGCGGTGAGGCCTCCAGCTCTGTTGGCAGTGAAAAGGATGCCGCTGGTACAACCGTAGACCACTCGGATATTGCTTTCACCGTTCGTTGGTGTGATGCCGTATCCAAAGTCGATTCTGTTGGGTATCGGATTCTGTTCAACGGTGCCATATATAACATTCTGGCTGTGGACCATATGAGCTTCAAAAAGAAGTCCATCAAGTTCCGCTGCAAGAAGGAGGTGCGCTCCTAATGGCTGGTGTCAGCATTGATGCGATGGCTGATGCCATCATGGAAGGTCTGTTGGAGTACGCCGACATGGCCACCGACGAAATGAAAACCGCTGTGAAGAAAGCTGGCAGAACTGTGCGGAAGGAGATTCAGGCTGGCGCTCCCGTGAAGTCCGGTGCGTATCAGAAGAGCTGGGCTGTGAAAACCATGAAGGAGTCCTCCAACGCTCTGGAGGTGGTCGTTCATTCCAAGAACCGCTATCAGCTGGCGCACCTTCTGGAAAAGGGCCATGCCAAACGCGGCGGCGGTCGTGTGGGTGGTAAAGCCCACATTGCCCCTGCCGAACAGTCCGGCATTGAACAGCTGGAACGAGACATTGAGAGGGCTTTGCAACATGGATAAAATACTCACTATTCTGGCGGAGGTCGGCATTCCGTTTGCCTATGACCATTTCGCCGAGGGTGAGTCCCCGGACCCGCCCTTCATCTGCTATCTGCTGCCGGGTACCAACCACTTCGCAGCAGACGGCATCGCTTACTTCAAAATCAACGAAGTGAATATTGAGCTGTACACCGACATCAAGGACTTGGAGGTGGAACAGCGACTGGAAGCCGTGCTGGATCAGCATGGCATTTTTTACGCCAAGTCCGAGGTATGGATCGAGAGCGAACGGCTCTATGAGGTCCTGTATTCTTTTGAATTGGAGGCTTAACTATGTCTACGAAAAACAACAAGGTCAAGTACAACCTCAAGAATGCGCATTACGCGCTTCTGACCATCGGCGAGGACGGCACTGTGACCTATGCAACCCCTGTCCCTATGCCCGGTTCTGTGTCCATTTCTCTGGACGCAAACGGCGAACCCGAAAACTTCTACGCTGATGGCATTGCCTACTATGTCATCAACAACAACATGGGCTATGAGGGCGATCTGGAACTGGCCATGATTCCCGAGTCCTTCCGCACCGATACGCTGAAGGAAATGCTGGATGACAACGGTGTTCTGATTGAGAACTCTGAAGTGGAAATGGCTGCATTTGCTCTGCTGTTCGAGTTCGACGGTGACAAGAAGCACATCCGTCATGTCATGTACAACTGTACCGCATCCCGTCCGGGCATCGAAGGCAAGACCAACGAGGACTCCAAGGAAGTTCAGACCGAGACTCTGACCATCGCAGCGCTGCCTCTGCCCAACGGCATGGTCAAGGCCAAGACTGGCAACACCACCGATGCTACCGTTTACGCCGACTGGTACAAGTCTGTGTATATGCCCACCATTACCGAAAGCGAGGCTGAATAACCATGAGCATGGTCAAGAAAATCGAGATCGACGGTAAGCAGGTGCCTTTCCGTGCATCTGCTGCCATTCCCCGCATTTACCGCATCAAGTTCCACCGCGATATCTACAAGGATCTCCGGGAACTGGAGAAGAGCGTAGGCAGTGCCGACCCTGAGAACTCCAATCTGGATCTGTTTTCTCTGGAGATGTTCGAAAACATCGCCTACGTTATGGCTCGTCATGCTGACCCCGGCATTCC